GATCGGTACCAAGAGGACGCATGGCTGCAGCCGATCAGCGAATGGCTGGCTGGCAAGTACGGGAAACCCGCATACGAAAACGTGCACTGCCACCCCACCACGGGCGAAGTGCTGGAGTGCACTAGCAGCGACGTGCTGTGGCGTGCGCTAAAGATCGACACGGCCCGGCACACGAAGCAGGACCAGATGCGCGTTGGCGCCATCTTCCAGCGCATGGAGTGGCCGAAGTATCGGCCGCAGCGCTACGGCGCACGCCTGTGGACGTACTACCGACCCGACGCGCCCGAGGCCACCGACCCGACTGGAGGCACCAGCAGTGCGCCAGCCTGATCGTCGCGGCTGGCCTGCCCAGCCTGTGCCCAACCTGCTGCCCAACCTTGCGCGCCAAGCGGGGCGCGGGTGCGTCCAACCGTCCAACCTTCCGCGGTATGCGCACGTGATCAGCAGCAGCCAGCAGGTCGGCGCTTCATCACCTGTGCCTGTGTGGTTGGACAGGTTGGACAGGTTGGACGGGGCGAGCAGTGGCGCGGGTTGCGGCGCGTCCAACCCGGTCGGCATGGGTTGGGCAGGTGGGTCGGCAGGCGGTCGGGGTCAGGCACGGCAGGGGGCGGGGGGTGGCTGCGGGTCCTCCTGGCGCCGGTTAACCGCGGGCCATTGGGCGCGCGATTTTGCGCAAGTGTCCGGCGAAATTGTTTGGTTAATCAGTGGCTTGCGGGTTAATTGAGGGGTTAACGTGCAGCAGGTAAACGCCACCGCCGACGAAATGACACAGGCCGAGTTCGCGGCCCTGCGCGGTGTAAGCGCGCCCATGGTCACGAAGTGGAAGGCGCAGGGCCGGCTGGTCCTGTCTCCCGACGGCAAGCGCGTGCGCGTCGCTGAGTCGATCGCACGACTGGAGGCGACCCGCGACCCCGCCCGGGGCGGCGATCGCACCGACAAGCCCGCCAGCGCGCCACAGGGCGCCAGCCAGCCTGCCGGCGGGCAGGTGCCACAGGCGGCCCCGGTGGTCGGCCTGATCTACACCGACGAAGCGGCGCGCGAGAAACGCGCCCGCGCCCAGCTGGCCGAACTGGAACTGGCCGAGCGCGCCGGCGAACTGGTGCTGGCCGCGAAGGTCGACGCCATCATGTTCGGGCTGGCGCGTGCCGGTCGCGAAGCGGTGCTGGCGCTGCCTGATCGCCTGGCCACCGTTCTGGCCGCCGAGTCCGACCCGACCGTGGTGCACGCCAAGCTGCTGGCCGAGTGCCGCAAGGTGTGCGCAGCGATGGCTGCGCCGGGCGTCGCAGCGCAAGCGCAAGCGGCGGCCGCGTGACCTTCGACCTGTCCACGCTGTCGGTCGCGATCGCCGACGCGCACGCCGTCGTCGAAGGCGCGTGGACGCGTGGCTGGGAACTGGCCGAACCGCTGGCCGTCAGCGCATGGGCCGACACGCACCGCTACCTGACGAAGGAAGGCGCCGCCGAACCGGGCCCGTGGTCGACGGATCGCACGCCGTACCTGCGCGCCATCATGGACGCGCTGAGCGACGAACACCCCGCCAAAAAAGTCGTGCTGATGAAGTGCACGCAGGTGGGCGGCACCGAGGTGCTGAACAACTTTGCGGGCTACGTCATCCACCATTCGCCGGGTCCCACCATGGTGGTGATGCCGACGGAAAAGCTGGCACAGCGCTGGAGCAAACAGCGCCTGGCGCCGATGATCAGCGCCAGCCCCGCGCTGCGCGGACTGATCGCGCCGGCGACGTCGCGCGACGGTGGCAACACCACCCTGATGAAGGAATTTCCCGGCGGCCTGCTGGTGATCGCGGGCGCGAATTCCGCCGCCGACCTGCGATCGATGCCGGCGCGCCGCATCCTCGCCGACGAAGTCGACGAATACCCCGAGGACCTAGACGACCAAGGCAGCCCGCTGGAACTGGCCGAGCGCCGCGCGTCGACGTTCGTGCGCCGCAAAGTGCTGGTGTGCAGTTCGCCGAAGCTGAAAGCCACCAGCGTCGTCGCGCGCGAATACGAAGCCAGCGACCAGTCGCAGTATTGCGTGCCGTGCCCGCACTGCGCGCTGCTGCAGCCGCTGGTGATCGACCAGCTGACAGAGGACGGGCAGTACCTGTGCGTGCACTGCGGCAGCCTGATCGCCGAGCATCACAAACCGTGGATGCTGAGCGAGGACAACGGCGCCCGCTGGATCGCGCGCAACCCCGGCAGCGACGTGCCGGGCTTCCACTTGAACGCCATGTACGCGCCGCTGGGCTTGGGCTACACGTGGGCCGAAGTCGCGGAAATGCGCGCGAAGGCGCAGCGCGACACGTCGCTGCAGGTGTCATTCACGAACACCATTCTGGGCCTGCCGTTCGAAGGCGAGCGCCAGCAGCAGGACGCCGGCGAAGTCGCGCGACGTGCGGAGGAAACGCCGCGGCGCATCGTGCCGCGTGGCGGGCTGGTGCTGACGATCGGTGTGGACTGCCAGCACGACCGGTTCGCGGTATGCGTGTGTGCGTGGGGCCGCGAACAGCGCCTGTGGATCGTCGATTACGAAGAAATCCCCGGCGACCCCAGCGTGGCCGAAGGCTACGCCGACCTGGACGCGTTCCTGCAGCAGGCATACGCGAAGGCCAGCGGTGCGCTGATCGTGCCGCGCGTCGTCGCGATCGACGGCGGCAACTGGACCGAACAGGTGGCGCAGTTCGTGCGCACGCGGCAGCAGCGCCTGGTGCGTGCCGGCGCGACGCACCAGCAGCAGCGCGTGATGCTAGTGCGTGGCCGTTCGGCGAAGTCCGACCGCGTGGTGTACCGCCCGGCCAAAACCGAAGTGAACGCACGCGGGCAGACCGTCGCCCGCAGCGTCGGCACGTGGGGTGTGGGCACCGACGTCGCCAAACATATCCTGTACGGACGCCTGGCCGCAGACACGCACGCCGCCGAGCCCGAGGACCGCATGGTGCGATTCCCCGCGGGCCTGCCGGAAACCTATTACACCGGCCTAACGTGCGAATACTTCGACCTGGCCGCACGTAAATGGGTCAAGCCCAAGCACGCGCGGAACGAACCGCTGGACACGCTGGTGTATGGCTTTTTCGCCGCGCTGTCGCCCTTCGCGCGCATTGACCTGATCCGCGACCACGAATGGCAGGCATTGGAAGCTGCGCTGGAGCCGGCGGCCGACCTGTTCACCACGTCGCCACCCGCGGCGCCGGTGGCCGCAGCTGATTCCCGTGGAACACCGCCGGCCACCCCGGTGGTGTCGCCCATCGCTGATTCCCGTGGAACACAACCGACCCGACCCGCGCCGCGCCGCGTGGGCCTTGGCCATGAGGGCTTCAACCTGTGACGCGTGAGACTGACCGCACCGAAGCGTTGCGCACCGAACTGCTGCGCGGCATCGTCGAAACCACCGGCATGCGCGAAGTGCTGGCGCTGCCGATCGCCAATGGCCTGCTGACGGTCCTGCAGCGGGAATACGGCGGCCGGAATATGTACGTCCCCGCGCCGGCGCGCACGTATCCGGTGCTGCAGATTGCCGCCGCGCTGGAGTCCGGGCGCACGCCCGAGCAGGTGCGCCACGACTTCGGGCTGTCGCGCACGAAGCTGTACGAACTGTTCCCGGGCGGCCTGCCCAAGCCCCGCAAGGATGCCGCCGCATGATCATCGCGACCGTAGTGGTGGCGCTGGTGCTGGTGGTCGCCATCGTGCTGGCGGTGATCCTGCCGCCGCCCGAGTGTCGACCGCCGAACCTGCCGCCGCCGGGGCCGCCGGCGCACTGGCCCGGATGCGAAAAGCCCGGCTGCCTGTGCTGGCAGTGCAGCCACGCACGCGTCGCGGACTATGCGGACGCCGAACGCATGGTGGCGCGGAATGCGGTGCTGCGGGAAATGATCGAAGCCAAGCTGCCGGTGTCTGAGCGCTGCGAATCCGACGCGCCCGACTGTGGCCCCGTCGAGTTCCGCGACGTGGACGACGTGCCGCTGTGCCGGCGCTGCTGGGACGCACTGGCGATCGAATCGAACACCGAACGGCGCATGCGTGAGGCGGGGTGGTCGGTGGTCGACGGCGGCCCGGTCACTTGATCACCGACGCGGGCCCGGGTAGCGTTCGCGCCGAACCCGCCCCGGATGGCACACCATGAAGCGCACCGCACCGATCCTGCTGGCCCTGCTGCTGATCACCGGCACCGCATTCGCCGACACGTCCATGCGCTTCGGCAATCGCCTGGTGGCGGTGGGCGACAGCATCGCGACGCTGGTGCAGGTGGCCGGCAAGGCCGACCGCATCGTGCAGCTGGAAAACCGCCGCGGCGCCGCCGCCGGCGAACGGTGGGAGTATTACCGCCCCGACGGCCATGCCGTGCTGATCGTGGTGCGCGACGGCGTGGTGGAGTCGATCACGCAGGTGTGAAACACCCGCGCGTCCACGGTTCCACGAAAATCGTGGACGCGATCCGCTAGAACGTAGACGCCGCGCGGGGTTCCTTCACGCGGCGTTCGCGTGCGTGCCTAGTTTGTGGACGGGCCGGCCGCGAACCTGTGCGGCATGGCGAGTGACGCGCAAACCCGGCTGGACGCATACAAGGCGGCGGAAGCTTCGCTGCTGAAATCCGGTCAGGCCGTCAAGGTCATGGGCCGCGAAATGACGCGCGCCGACCTTGGCGAAATCACCCGCATGATCGCGGTGCTGCAGCGTTCGGTGAACGCCGAAGCCACCCGCGCGAGCGGGCAGCTGGCCGGCTTCCGGCAGGCCAACTTCGGCGGCGACGAGTGAGCGACAAGGCGCCCACCATCGGCCTGCTGGACCGCATGGCGGTCGCGATCGCCCCCAGCTGGGGGCTTCGCCGCATCGCGGCGCGCCGCACGCTGGACGCCATGGCCGGCGTGCATGAAGCCACGAAGCCCGGCCGCAACCGCAAGCGGGCCCGCGACGGTGGCGACGGCAACACCATCGTGGGCATGGACCACAGGCAGCTGCGCGACACCGCGCGGCACCTGGAGCGCGACCTAGACCTGGCGCGCGGCGTGCTGAACACACTGCAGAACAACGTGGTGGGCACCGGCATCGATGTCGAACCGCTGCCGCGCCTGCCGGGCCAGCCTGTCGACGAAGGGCTGGCGCGCGACTTGTCGGAACTGTTCGCCGACTGGTGGGACCGCCCCGAAGTCACGTGGCAGCACGACGCCGGCAGCATGCAGCAGCTGCTGTGCCGCAGCTGGCTGCGTGACGGTGAAGCGCTGTATCAGCACGTGCAGGGAACCGCGAATGGGTTGGACCACGGCACGCGCGTGCCGTATTCGGTCGAGATGATCGAAGCGGACATGCTGCCGCTGGAACTGACCGACACCAGCCGCGGTATCCGTCAGGGCATCGAAGTCAGCGACTGGGGCCGCCCGATCGCGTACCACCTGTTCAAGGCGCACCCGTCCGACGCGGCGGTGTTCGCCATGCCGGCGACGAAGCGCGTGCTGGCGTCGTCGATCGAACACCTGGCCATGCGCGATCGCATCCGCCAGCTGCGTGGCCTGTCGCTGTTCGCGTCGGCCATGAATCGCCTGGAGGACATCAAGGACTATGAGGACAGCGAGCGCATCGCGGCCAAGGTCGCGGCGTCGCTGACGGCGTTCATTCGCAAGGGCCAGCCGCAGGACTTCGGCAGCAGCAGCGACGGCACCGGCATGGGCAGTTCGCTGGTGGTGCCCGGCAAGGAAAAGGAATACCGGGACCTGCGCATGACGCCGGGCCTAATCATGGACGACCTGCTGCCGGGCGAGGAAATCGGCCTGATTGACAGCAAGCGGCCGAACCCCAACGCCGCGCTGTTTCGCGAAGGCCAGCTGCGCGCCGTGTCGCGCGGCGTGAATGTCACCTTTAGCAGCCTGTCCGGCAATTACAACGGCACGTATTCGGCGCAGCGGCAGGAGCTTGTCGAACAGTGGGCCGGCTACGCCGTGCTGGGCGAACTGTTCATTGCGCAGTGCGTGCGACCCATGTGGCGCAAGTTCGTCGAGTCCGCCGTACTCGCCGGCCTGATCAAGCTGCCGCGCGGCTGGAATGACCTGCGCTACCTGCAGGCCGCGTCATTCGTGCGCCCGGCCATGCCGTGGATCAACCCGCTGCACGAAGTCGAAGCGCTGGCGATCCAAGAGGACCGGCTGTGGATCACCACCCCGGAAATCATCCGCCGCCGCAGCGGTGACCCGCAGGCCGTAATCGAAGGGCAGACCGCGTGGGAAGCGCGCCTGGCTGCCGCCAACCTGCAACCGAAAACCGGCGGCGCACTGCCTGCCGACACACAAGGGAACTGACGATGCCGAAGCCGACGCTACTGGCGGCGCAGATTCATGCCGCGATCGCTGCGCAGGCCGCGGGCCGCGCGGTCGCCACCATTCCGGGTCGCATGGAAGTGCGCGCTGCCGCCGACGGCAGCGACGAAGCCGAACTGCTGATCTATGGCGACATCGGCGACAACTGGTGGACCGAGTCGGTGGCCGCGTCCGACGTGGTGCGCCAGCTGGCGGAAATCACCGCGGGCACCATCAACGTGCGCGTGAACAGCTACGGCGGCAGCGTCGCCGACGGCACCGCGATTTACAACGCGTTGAAGCGGCACCCCGCCACCATCAACACGTCGGTGGAGGGCGTCGCCGCGTCCATCGCGTCGCTGATCACCATGGCCGGCGACAACGTCGCGATGCCGGCCAACACGCTGCTGATGGTGCACGCGCCGTGGGCGTACGCCGTCGGCAACAGCACCGACCTGCGCGAAATGGCCGACGTGCTGGACGTGTACGCACGCGCCATGGCCACCAGCTATGCCGCGAAGTCGGGCCGGCCGTACGACGAAATGCTGGCGCTGCTGACCGACGGAAAGGACCACTGGTACACCGCGGCCGAAGCGAAGGACGCGGGCCTGGTCGACACCGTGGTGGAGGACGCCGCCGCCACCGACGCCGCTGCCGCCGCGTTGGCCAAGGTCGCCGCGCAGTCGTCCTTCGCGCCCTACGCACGCAACGCGCCCGCCGCGATCGCCGCGGCGCTGCGCCTTCCCAACGCTGCCACGCCGCCTGCCGCCCCGAGCGCGGCGGCCGTGGCCACCCCTTCGCCGGCCGCCGCTGGCGCAACCCTGCCCGCCGCATCCGCTGCGGGCTCCCAACAGGAACCGACCATGACGAACCCCGCGAATCCGGCGGCCGCCCCGAGCCCCGCCGCCACCGACCCGAACGCCGCAGTGGCTGCCGCGATGGCCGCGCTGGCCGAGCGCAACACCGCCGTGCTGGCCGCCGCGCGTCCGCACGCCGGCAATGCGCAGATGGTGCAGCTGCGCGACGAAGTGCTGGCCGACCCGAACGCCACACTGGCCGACTTCAACGCCCGCGCCCTGGCGATCCTTGGCGCGCAGGCCGCCCCGGCCGCAGGCGCCCACACGCCGAACGGTGGCGACGAGGCCGACAAGCGCCGCGAGGCGATGGCGCAGGCGCTGGGCGCGCGTGCCGGCGTGCCGGATGCGAAGGCCGACGGCGCCAACCCGTACCGCGGCATGCCGATGTCGGCCATGGCCCGCGCGTGCGCCGAGGCCGCCGGCGTCAACGTGCGCGGCATGGACAGCCTGCAGATCGTGCAGGCCGCCGTCACCACCACGTCGTCCGACTTCCCGCTGCTGCTGGGCAATGTCGTGCGCCGTTCGGTCATGCAGGGCTACGAAGCGGCCGAGGAGATTTTCCCGCTGATCACGCAGGCCGTGTCGGTGCCCGACTTCCGCAAGTCGAGCCTGGCCGCGCTGGGCCATTTCTCCGGCATTTCCGTCGTGAAGGAAGGCGGGGAATACAAGTACGGCCAGTTCGACGAACTGGGCACCGAAGTCCAGCTGGCGAAGGCCGGCGCCAAGTTCGCGCTGACGCACGAAGCCATCGTGAACGATGACCTGTCGCAGCTGTCGCTGGTCCCGCGCAAGATGGGCGAGGCGGCGAAAACCGAAGTGGGCGACCGTGTTTTCGCCCTGCTGACCGGCAACCCGCAGCTGGGCGACGGCGTCGCGCTGTTCCATGCCGACCACAACAACAT